GCATCCCCATTTGGCCGACTTGGGGGAGCATCTGTTGTGCCCGGCCATCCTTGATGATGCCGACCTGCCCTTGCTTGCCATCGGCGTACTGAAGGATTTGGGGACTGCGGGCGGCGTTGTTGCCCTCGACCCAGACCTCGGGGAACACGCCACGGAAGATGGCGATGGTGTTGAGTGCGTCCAACTTTGCTGCTCGGAGGTGCATCCCGAGGGTACCGTCAAACTGCCCCGCTAGACGATCCAGCGTTACGCGGCCGGGAAAGACCACGGGCGAGATGCCAGCCCGGTTCGGGATGCGCTCTAGGAGGGCGGTGACGGAGGTGCCGTGGCTTGGCTCGTAGCGAGTGCCGGGGTTCCTCTGGCTGCCGACGCAGATGATGACGGTTTCCTCATCGTCAACGTATTCCAAGATGTCAAAGAGACTGGTGTCGTTGAACTTCTCGCCCTTGTAAATCAGTCCGGCTTGGGCAGGGTAGTTCTGCTTCAGCCACAGGAGAGGCTTCTGGTCGTGGAAGATGCAGTTCTGCGGCTCCATGGAGTCAGCGTCAAGGAGCGCCGAGGGGTAGGCAGACAGGGGGTTGCGGACTCGGAGGAACGGGATCTTCCTCGGGTCATCGCCGTTGGGGGAAACGGGGGTGATGGTGACGGGTGAGCAGCCGTAGGCGATGAGGAACCTTGCCCTCCGGCGCATCTTGATCTTCCACTGGTTCATTTCCCAGATGCCCTTGATGGCGAGCCGGGAGTCGTGGGCCTTTTGATCCCATGCCTTGAAGCCGGGGCGCAAAGAAGGGAAAGACACATCAGGGGTCACGGAGGCAACTCGCATCGCCATCTGCTCGACACCCATGGAGAGCAGGTTTGCTACCGCAGGCTTCTCAACATCGTCAAGCTCGGGCAGCGGGACTACGACTTCGCCGTTGTAGTGGCGACGCACCTCGTCGGCCTTGTTCCACCACTGTCCACGAGAGACCTTCCTCTCCTGGAACATCTGCATGATTTCCTCGGGCGACTTCACTTCGTCACCCATGATGGTCGCCACACAGGGGCAGCGTTATACGCTCCCTTGGGTGTGACATCTGGAAGGTTCCACTCAAAGAACCATTGGGCCATCACGCAGTCATCCGTTCGTCCATGGGGGTACTTCGTCACCTCGTCAATCAGCGGCATGATACGCTGCTTGGATTGCATGGAGGCAGGTAGTCTAATTCTACCGTATCTATAGTGCGGAGCGAGTGTTTGCACTCCAAACTCCTCGTCGGTCTTGTTGCGGCCTGTGGTGTGGGGGATGATGTCCACGCCGTTCTTGGCTTGCCAGCGGCGCACATGGTCGTATTGGAGGAGGAATTTTGCTGCGGCGTTCACCTCGACAATCCATGTTTGGATTTCTAGCCCTGCCCTGCGGGACTGCTCCTGCCAGTCGGCCATGAGGCCTGTCCACTCTCCGGTGTCCTGCTTGAAGTCAAGGAAGTCGGGAGCGTCCATCTTGCCTCGGTGGAACCCGATCAGATACCGGAACTCTGATACCGGGTCATAAGCCCAGCATTGTACTGACCAGTACATCGTGGGGCTGGGGTCGCATGAAGCCATGATGATGAGGCCATCGCTGGAGACTCCTGGTGGCAGTTCCCAGAGGTCACGTTGGCGGTCAAGGCAACCGGGGAAGCGTTCGGAGCCGTAGATCCACTCTCCCTGCACGAGGACGTTGGCAGGGTCTACATCTTCCTGCTGGTACACCGTTCGGAAGTTGTTGATGGGGTTTGCTTCCAGCGCCTTGATCTTCTTCCACGGCAAGCGCCGGGGGTCAAGGAGGCACCCTTCTGGGTAGGGTCGAGCGTTGTTCAGGTGGTGGTCGGGGCTTTTCTCGCCTTCACACCTGTCCTCGTAGTGCGCTCGGAAGATGATGTGCTTGTACTTCCGGTCGCCTCGGTCAGTCACGACCTCTTCGCCTCGGTCGTTGTACTTGACCTCCTCCTCGTCAAACTCACCCGACTTCAGATCAAGGGCGTAGCGGTAGAGGTCATCGGGGGCGAGCCTCTGGCCTTGGAGCAGGAGAACGCCGGAGGGTTCCAGACGGGTCTCAGCAATCTGTGACCAGTGAGCTTGTTGTTTCTCTCGGGCTTCCACCGTTGCGACGGACTTGGGGGTTACGAGGTCGTCCCATACGACGAAGGTGAAGCGTTGTCCAAGGAAGCCGGAGTCCTCACCGTAAGCAGACCACGTTGGTTCCTTTTCCGTGATAGCACCGATATCATCGTGTTGCATGACAATCAGGGCATCTCGGTTCCAGACTTCTCGGTCAAGTGGCTGGAAGCGCCCGAAGTCCAGCGCCACGGTGCTCTCGGCATCTACGGCTCGACCTCTGCGGACATCTTGCAGGGGAGCCTGCTCCGGCATGGTTCGCATCAGGGTTCTCTTGATGCGGTTGACGTGGGTCTGTGCTGCTCGCTGGTTGGCGGAGCCGATGAGTCCTCGGAGGCTGCGGTCTCGGCAAGTCAGCCAGATGGGAATGTCGTGGGTAAATACCGTAGTTTTCCCGGTGCCAGGAGGGGCGTTGATGACGAAGTATTCCTCGTCGGGAGTGTCAAGTGCTGCGGCGATCCGTTCGGCGGCTTCTGCCTGCCACGGAGTAGCGACCCGCCCGAAGTACCTTCTCTGAAAGTAAGTAAAGTCCTCTAATGCGCGGGCCGCTTCCGGGCGCAACTCAGCAAAGGGAATGGGGCCGGGGAGTTCCTCAATCCGCTTCGCCTCGGTGCGCTCCTTACCAACGGTGCTTGTCGGGACACCCTTGGTTTGGTTCATCCACCGCTGGACGGTGGAGAGACTGACTCCGGCTTTCTTGGCGGTCTCTCGGTATGAGAAGCCTTCAGAGAGAAGCCGAATGACCATCCGCTTCTGTGCGGGAGTGGTCATGCTGCTGGGGTGCTACCGCCTGCGACTGGTGCAACTGGGGCAGCGGCGACAGTGGCAGAGGCTTGGACTCGCGGCAACACGAGCAAGCGTGATGCCCACGGATACCGCTTCTCTAACCCAGCGGCCAGCGCGTAGTAGGCGTAAGCAGCTGCGGGCGAGATAACGGCCAACAGTTGTGGGTTCAGGTGCTTCACTACCGTCGAGGACAAACCAGTCGCCGCACCAACAAGCGCAGGGGCAATGAGGCGGATGAGGCTGTTGCGGTACTGGGTCACTAGTGCTCCTTGGGGTTTCCATCGCCGTAAACCTCGTTCCATGTTTGCGGCGCGTAGATGTGCCGCCACAACGAGTCTGGGCCAACGATAACACAGTGACCATCGTTGACGGTGAACCCGACATCTGGGTGGCTGATCTCATCGCCGTTGGCGAGGACAACTACGACCTCGGGGTAGTGGAACCGGACTTTGCGGGGGCTATCGGTTGGCATTCATTTTCACTTTCAGCTCGTTGATTTGTTGGACAAGGTACTCGGGCATTGGGGTTGGGTTGCCATCCCATGTGTCTGGCTCGGGATCGGGGAAGGCGTAGTAGGTGCCGTGGTATTCCGGCAGACCGGCGAAGCGGTGCTCCTCGGAAAGCACCCACCGCTTCCAGAGGTCAAACCAGTCCTGCGCCTGCGTTTGCTGGCTGTGGTGGAACTCCCTGAACCGAACGGTTGAGGCGCTGAGGTTGATGGTCAGGCCCTGCTCCTGCCCCCAGTCGAACATCGTTTTGGTAAGGCGGTAGTTGAGGTCGAGAAACGTCATTGGCTGCTCCGATTTCTAACTTGGGGGACAGGATTACCTGCTGGTTGGTTTGCTTCTCAATCTCAGCATACACCTTCAGGAACTGTGCTCGTGTCACGCTGAGGTTGTCTGAGAAGCGGATCTCTTGCAGGCCGAACTGCCGGACTGCCTTGGAGATGCTGGGGTGGCTCCAGGAGTTGTAGGAGCCGTTCTGGATTGCGGCCATGATCTCCGCCCATGCCTGCCCGCTGGTGGGGGCGAGGTAGCCGCAGATGGACGCTGCTTTCTGGCGCAGGTCAGCAATCGTGGGAGGCCACTTCTCGACCATCGCCCACTCCCTCGCTGCTTGGCGCAGGACTGCGATGTCCAAGTCCCCGAGCAGGTCGTAGTAGACCACCGGCAACTCCTCGGTGATCTCCCACCGGGGATAGGCGGCGGAAAGGACTGCGAGCACTTGGGCAAGCTCTTTCTTGGTCATTCTTCCTCCTCTGCGAACTCTGCGAGAACGCTCATTGGCTTTGATGTTAGCAGACCAGCGCCGCCAGGGAGGTAGTCCTTCCATCGCTCGTCAGGGCCGTAGAAGGTTGAGCCGTGGAGGATGTACCGGCTCTCCTTGCCCTTGCAGGTGCGGGCGTAGTTCTCGGTGGCCTCGAGCAGCAACGAAGGGTCAACACCCTCCTTCAACCGGGCAGCGAACGCCTTCTCAGCAGCTCCCTTGGCGATCTTGCGTGGGTAGTGCTTCCACATCTCAGAAAACGAAATGATCGTTGTATTTATAGTACTTCTTACAGATAGTACTTCTTTAGGAATAGTACTTCTTATGCATCCGTGTTTGCCGTGAACGGAAAAGCCGTTAGCGGTGGAGCCGTTAGCGGTGGATGCTGGTGCGGCTGGAGCGTCGTAAACGATGTAGTCCATGCTCATCATCTGCCCGTAGTTGTTGCGGTTCTGCTGGGTCACGATGTAGCCAGCCTCCACCAGCTCGTTGATGATCCGGTACACCCGGTCTCGACCAGCGTTGGGCGACTGCTGGACAAGTTGCTTGACGTTGACCTCCCAATGCTCGGCGTGGGACAGCAGGTAGAGCAGCAGCCCCCTGGCTTCCCACGAGAGTTGGTCATTCCTCGCCATGTCGTTGCTCACGACAACGTAGTTATTGCTGGGCTTCGGCCCTCTGATAATCGCCATTCAGTCATTCCTCTCGCTTGGCGTGTCTGGTCTTAGGGGCTGGGGCCGGGCAGTTCAGACCCCAAACCCTAAGAATGTCCCCACCGTCAACCGGATAACCGGGTTGGATCTTCGGGTGGTTCGCTTGACACCATACAGGGGAGCGACTAGGCTTGC